TACTTAAGAAATCCTTTAGAATTGCTGGTTAATATAAAGGTTCAAATGGGGTGTTAGCTCAGTTGGTAGAGCAGTGGACTCTTAATCCATAGGTCCAGGGTTCGAATCCCTGACACCCCACCAATAAAATCAAATACTTACATTGAAATGTAAAGTGCGTCAAAAATATCGGTGATATGCCGGTGCTATGGCAAAATAAAAAAAACTAGGTAATTTAGCTTTCTTTAGTCGGCACTTGTGAAGACCAGGGATATTTGGCGTAGTAGCGGAATGAACCGAAATTATCTGAACCTATACGGAATAAGGGCTCAAGAGAATTTTGAATTTTTTGAGAATTGCACGATATTTGGCGTAGTTCTTCAAAATCGGTTACGAATTGCATGATATTTGGCGTTAATTCTTTTTCATCATCAGCCTGGTTTAACGGCTTATCACCTGATTTCCCCCTCCTTTTAGATTTACCACCCGTAAACGTTTGATTTTCAGAAAGATAAATATTAACAGTAATGTTAATTGTTGAATTTTTAAAGGTCACTTCCCCCTTATAGCTTTTTATATAAGCGTTGGTTTTCATCCTCTTCAAAATAATACATCCTTGATTTACAAGTTACTTTTGCTTTGCAAGCCTATTTAATATGCTTTGTGAACGCGCCTTGGCAGCTTGACTAGCCTGCCGCTCTTCTTCCTCAATCTCTTCATAAGCCATTGCAATAGCCGTAGCCATTTGCTTGTCCGGTAACCGGTTATTACCATGGTGAAGCTTAACCATCTCATTCACCTCGGTAATTGCCTGGAGCAGCCGATCATGATCAACGGGGCAGACGTATTCTTGCTCTGCCTCTTCCTCAATGACGGGTGCTGACTGTACCACAGATAGTACACCTAAGTCTGTAACCAGCATTGGGCCTATGCCTTTCAAAAGCCAAGTGGCATTAATACCAGCATCTATGAAACGTATGATGGCATCTGCTCCAGGCTTACTAATATCCATCTCATACTTTTGTAACGTACTAAATGGAGTTCCTAATAAGGAGCTAGCCTCATCCTGCTTAAGTTTTTTAGACTCCCTCCATTGTTTTAATCTGCCTCCGATACTCATGCGGCAATTAATGCGGTTAATTGCCGCATGAGCATAAAATTAATTGCCGCATATGCGGCAATTACAAGTGATTGATAATAATATAAAAAATAAATATTCACGCTACTCTCCTTATGCAGAAATTGCCGCAATCCTAATTAGGATTTTTTAAAGTTTGCATTAACTCCTTTTTGGGAGTTTAATAGCCACTCGTTACATAACTTACTTGGAGTTTACACCATGAACCAAAAAGCCTCAAAAAAGGCCGAATCAGACGCAGAAATCCCTGCGCCTGATTGGCACCCAGCTGACATTAAATCAGCCTTAAATAAAGTCGGAAAAACCCTGGCGATGGTCGCAGAGGATCATAACTTAAACAGCGGAAGCTCACTATCAAAAGCATTAACGTCCAGCTCTCCGGTTGCGGAAAGACGCATAGCTGATGCGCTGGGATTACACCCAAAAGTGATTTGGCCCAGTCGCTATGAAGCAGACGGCACACACAAGCCGCAAGGGTCACATGCATTACGGCGCAAAGTACCGACGCAAGCGCCGGTTATCAAGGAAGAGCGGGCATGAGCCAGGAAGATACTAGCAATAAAGGCTTTCCGCCTAATTTAATTGAGAAGCTGGTAAAGCAAAGGCTTGATTGGATGGCAGCACGAGAAAAAGGAGTAATAAAACAGGTAAATGAATTCTGGCAGACTGTTAATCCGCCAGAAGGACCTTTGACTGCTACCTATGAAGAATTTGTTAAGCAGGTCATTAATAAAGCGATTGAGGGTGAAAAGCTAATTTTAGCGGTCAATATCCGAAGAAGACGCATCAGGAAATTCATCAGCGTATTGCTGCTGGTGATAGGCGTTCTGGGCTTCGTTTTGCTTAAAAGCAACCTTAATGGCAGCCATTATTTGCTCTGGATCATTGACTACCTCTATCCCTTTTATACAGGTTTTGCAGCCGTCTTTGCTTTCCATTCGTTTAGAGAGCCATGTTGTAAATGCAATGATGGCGAGGTCATGGCCAAAACTAACCAAATACATGGTGACATCGGCAAGATCAATACTTAGTCCGGCAGCGGCTATTGGCGCGATGGTTACGTCTTCCGGCAGGTTAGCCAGGTCATCAAATAGATCAGTATCGTTAGTCGTTATAAGTACTGTGTTTTCTTTAAAAATCATGGAGTATCACCTGTGTGTAATTTTGATTGTAGGAGATTGAAGCCTAGCACAGAACAGATACTCCGCCCAACAGCAGGGATAGCGCTATGACTGACATTAACCGGCCTGCTGATACGCAGGAAATCGCCGCCGTTATTGGAAAAAGCAAGGATACCGTTGAGCGAATGGCTAAAAAACCACCTGGATGGAAATTTACCGAAGGGGATGGAGCAGGCCGCCATAAAAAACGCCTGTATGCACTGAAAGAGCTGCCCAAAGCCATACGTGACGCCCTTATCACTTACCGGATTAACCAAGGAGTTAACCATGAGCAACCCCATAGAGACATTACCGGCAGACCAGCGGTCGCCAATGATAAAAGCAAAGCAATTACCCAAGCTGCCAGCCATGGCGGAGCAGTTGAGCGAAAACCAGATCGACGAGTTGCTGGACATGGCGACTTACCTGACGATGTTTCAAACTACCTTCATGATGAAGGCGGCAACTCAGCCAAACGCCAGCCTGCCCTTGTGGGGAAAAAAGAGCAAGGAAGAGTTTGCGAAAAACTCCCCGCTGCCACTTTATTATGCCCCGTCGATTCTGGAAGAGCTGGAGTTACGGGAGTTCCTGCAACTCAAGGAGCTGGAAGCAAAAAAGCTGATAAGGCTGATACAGCAGGGCGTAAAGATGGAGTGCTGGCAGTTAACCGCAAGAGGCCATCTGGTGGTGATTTGGTACCTGCGCTTCGCCATGGATTATCAAGCGATACTGGACCAGTATCCGATGATAGACAGCGATTAAAGAACGAATCCCGGCATACGATTTTAATGTTTGTTGAGGGTTATCCGGGTTCATTAAAGGCTGCCTGCGAGTATTTGACCCAGGGCTATGCTGCCAGTGAGTTATCGCCTGATTTGGTCTATGCGATAGATCATTGCAATGACAAGTTGAATGATAATCGGAAGGGCAAGATTTCAGATAGCACTGTCGGCAAATGGAAGAACCTAAAGAAGTCGGCTGGGCACTGTTTACCTAGTGTCACGCGGGTTAAAACGCGCTGGCAGGATGTGTCTTGGCTGCCGTTGTTTCTGGCTTGCTATCGGAAGCCGCAAAAACCGAAGCAGACTGAGGCCTACACAGAGTTTAAGAAAGATTGGGCGTTGCATCGGTTCAATCCTGAAGAGCTGCCAAGTCTATCGACGATTAACCGGCTGTTGAAGATGATGCCGCCTATTATCCTGGAAACCGGGCGTAGTACAGGATCAGAAATGGCCGCTCTTAAATCCTTTACCCGGCGGAACTGGTCGGATATGTCCAGCAATGAGGTCTGGGTAGGCGATGGGCATAGCTTTAAAGCCAAGGTTCAGCACCCTGAAACTGGGCATGCCTTTATTCCTGAGGTAACAGTGATTATCGATGCAGCAAGCCGGTTTATTGTCGGTTGGGCCTTTAGTCTGTCAGAGAATCAGATTGCCGTGTCCGAATCGCTTGGACAGGGGATGTTAAAGCACGGCAAGCCGTTAATTTACTATTCCGATAACGGTTCGGGACAAACCGCCAAAACCATAGACTGCCTGGCAGGCGGAATGCTTGCCAGAATGGGTATTCACCATGAAACCGGAAGACCTGGCAATCCGCAAGGGCGCGGCTTAATTGAAGGGCTTTGGGATATTACCGCGATTGCAGCGGCCAAGACCTTTGCAACCTTTCAGGGCACCGGCATGGATGGTGATACCTTGCGCAAGCGTACTAATTTGATTAATAGCGCCAAGCGCAAAGGGGAGGTGCCCGCTTTTGTGCCGAAATGGAAAGAGTTTATGACCTGTTGCGAGGAGTATTTCGACACCTATAACCACGAGCATAAGCACAGCAAATTAGGCGGAAAAACACCGGCAGAAGTGTATTTTTCCAACTTTGACCCAACTTGGTCGTGCCCCTTGACCGAGGACGAAGCGCTTAACCTGTATCGGCCTTTTGTAGAGCGGGAGACAAGACGGGGCGAGGTACTTTGGATCAACAACATCTATTTCAATCAAAAATTGGTGGAGTTGCCTAGAAAGACCAAGGTGCGCGTGGCTTATGATATGCACCATGCCGATCATGTCTGGATTAGTGATCTACAGGGCCGGTTTATCTGCATTGCCATCTGGAATGGCAATCAGGTGGACGGGTTTGCTAAATCAAAGCGGGAAAAGATTAAGGATGCGCGGATTGATGGCATGGTTAAGCGCGGACAGGATCAGATAGACAAGGCTTATGCCGAGCAGGGTTACATTATTGACGGTGAACTATTAGAACGGGTGTTCGTGGAGCCCGTCGAGCGGGAAGCGCCATTAATTCAACTGTTTGAAGAAGCCAAAGAACAGGATGAGCCCTTAAAACAGATTGTTATCGACGGAGGATTTAACCGGCAGCAACCGGAAGAAAAAACCATGACCTGGCAAGAACAAGCCGAGTGGTTTGAGTCAAAGAATAACGGCGGTTAATACCGCCATTACCCAACCATCTTGCTGTAACAAGATGATTTTTCCCAATGAAATGAGGATTGTACCGATGAAACTGCATTATGTAAAAGCCAGTAACTACCATTTATTTTTAGTCATGCTGGCAACGGTTGAGGCCAATGCGCCCAAAGAGGGCCGTATTATCTATGTGCATAGCGGGCCGGGTGAGGGTAAATCGCGCACTTTGGATTATATCGGCGCTGACCGTAACGCTATCTATATAGAAGGGATGCCGGGGATGACGCTGTCTTATCTGAAAGAGCTGGTCAGTTATGAACTGGGTTGCACCGGGGGCACCATGTATCAGCAGCAATCCGCTATCGCCAAGGTATTTGGCGAGCGGGTGCCGATGGTGATTTTTGACGAGGCGCAACACGGCCTGGCTAAAAACGCTGAGTGTATCGAGTATTTACGCCGCTTATGTGAAAAGTCTGGCAGCGTGTTAGTGCTGGTCAGTCATAGCAGCGAAAAACACCGCTTCGGCGAACACAAGTTAGCCCATATCGCTACCCGGATCAGCGCGGTGGTGGAGTTTAAACCGGCAACAATGGAGGATTGCGCGTTGTATTTACAGGAGTTGTGTGAAGTTACGGTGGAGGCTGGCAATGTGCATCAGGCCTTGACTCAGTCCGGTGGGCGTTATCGGTTACTGTCCTGCGCTTGTCGCTCACTGGAAAAAATCGCCGCCAAGCTGGGCAAGACCCATTTAACCGAAGCCGATACCAAAGGCATGATGCTCTGCGAGGATGCAATGAAGGCGTTACGTAAAGGATCCAAATAACTTATTTCACCTCATCCGCTAACTTAGCCAGGAGAGAGCGCAATGCGCAAAGGACAAACAGCACCAAGAACCAGAACGGGCGGCTTACGCGCCCGGGCCTGGTGGGTTTTACGCAAGAATAAAAGTATGACCTTGATTGATATTCAAACCACGATCTGTGATGGCAGTGAGAAAAATCCGGTGGGTAATTTACGCAAGTGGCTGAACAAGCTGGTGGCCGCCGGGGTAATGGCGATTGAGCGGGTTGATGATGGAAAGCTGACCAGTAATGGCAGCTATAGCTATACCGTCACCCGTAATCTGGGACCGAAAGCACCGATTGTCAGGTCGCGGGGCGGGCAGGTCTTTGATCCAAACAGCAATGCGATTATCAAGAGGAGCGGTGATGAGTGATTTATTAACCGCCTTTAACGCCAAACGTACCGAGATCGGCACCAAGGCACTGGCCGAAGCTCTAGGGATTAAAGATAGCGCAGTCCGAATGGTCAGCACTGGAAATTATCCCAATAATACGCCAATCATGAATAAATTTGCTAAGCAATTTATTAACGTAGTGAGCTGCCCTTATGCCGAGCGAATCATCGAGCGGTCCGAGTGCAAAACCCGATCCACCGCCCCGCGCCCCTTTGGTGGCACGGCAAAATTAGCCTGGTGGGATGCCTGCCAAACCTGTGAACACAAAGGAGAATAACGATGAAATTGATTGTATCTGTTGAAGAAATAACCATTGGAGCCAGGGTTTCCGCAGAAGTGGCCTTTGATTCTGATCAGGATGCTAATCCCAGCAAGAGCGAAGTGGAAACCATTTATGCGATGGGTAACTTCTTGTGCACCGCTGCCAGGTGCTGGCTTGAAGCCAATCACATGACGATTGCACAAAGGCAGGCGATGATTGAGTCGATGACCGCTAAACCGCTTATTCACTAGGTGCCAATAATGATACTTAATGGATCTATTGAGTTACCCCACAGCAGCATGGTGGGCGTTGTGGCCAGTGCCACTTCTCCCGTCATTCGGCTTGAAGTTTATACCAAAGACAGCATGCGTTTTGCCACGCTAAATACCGCGCAGTGTAATGAACTGATTTCAATACTTAAAAAAGCCAAGTATTTGGCTGATAACCATAGGCCGCACCATGAGAACTAACGATACCCTGCCAGAACCGCTTAAAACCGGCGCATGCATTAAAACCGGGACCATGAAGAGCTATCAAATGCTGAACAGACCGGTTGCGACCGTTGCCATTATGCAGGTAGCCCGGATTGCCGGAGAGCTTACTAACCTGGGCTTTGGCGTTGTCACCGCACAGTTTGGCGACTCGCCATCGATCACCATTAAACCCTGTGTATTGACTAAGAAATTTGTCTCTGTCTGCACTGGTCAGGGCTTCTTTAATGGCCGAATGTGTAAGAGTTATGCAGCTGTTTACGGTGGCGTCAAGCTGGTATGGCACAAGCCGATGAAGCCGCTGCATTAAATAAATCACCATTAATCCCCCTTTTACCAAGGGGGAGACCTTTTTTAAATTGGAGAAAATCCCATGCAAGACTTAACTATAAACCAAACTCCTCCAGGCTATTTAACTAATGGCCTGGGCCACCTGGTACCTTCGGATTTGGTCAGTGAGATCGATAAGACCCGGAATACGCTAGTGCTGGATATAGTCAGCAAAGCCAATGATTTACGTAATTTGTTGGGTGATTTTAAAGCCGACGCCTTTGGCGATATACAAGCCTTTGCCGAGTTGTCTGCTGAAAAATACGGTATCAAGTTAGGCGGTATCAAGGGCAATATCAGCTTGAGCAGTTTTGACGGGCGCTACCAGGTCAAGTTATCCCAGGCGGATGTAAAGATTTTTGATGAACGCCTGCAAGCGGCTAAAGATCTGGTTGATCTGTGTATACATCGCTGGACTGAGGGCAGCAGGATCGAGATCAAGGCGCTGGTTGAGCACGCTTTTCAAACCGATAAGGAAGGTAAAATCAGCCTGGGCCGGATTTATACCTTGATGAATCTGGATATACAAGACGAGCAATGGCAGCAAGCCATGCAGGCATTAAAGGATTCGATGCAGGTAGTCAGCACTACGGCTTATCTGCGTATTTATGAGCGGGATGATAAGGGTAAGTTTGAGCAGTTGGCGCTTGATTTGGCGGGGGTGTGAGATGGCCGATGGAAACACTATAACTCGTCGGGATATTTGCAAAAAATATGACTTTAGCATCGCGACCTTAAGAAACATTATCGTATTTAATAAGGAGCTTAATTTCCCTGAGCCCATAGGATACGAGGGCCAAAGTATGATTTATAACACCAAGGCTATTGACGACTGGTTTGCAGCTAACCCACTTAAGGGAACCAAGCTAAATAATCAATATGTGAGCAAAGCAAATGCGGTACCGACACCTTCCAAGCCGGGCTTTCAAAATGCATCTGCCTTAAGCTTCCTGTCGAGTCGATATGATAATAAAGACCGCCAGCTTAAGCGGGCTGCACGGATAATTGACGCGCGGCAGGCGACAGAACGATATCGAGTTACGGTAACAACCCAGGAAATTGGCTTTATTCCGGCAACCAATCATTGGGAGGGTTTGATATGAGCAAACAAGGTGAGTTAGCCAAGATCCACATCGCCAAGAAGCAATTGGGCATGGATGATGATACCTACCGAGAGATGTTAATGCAGGTCGCAGGTGTTAACAGCGCCAAGGATTTAACAGAGTTTTCCCGTGCCAAAGTGCTGGAACATCTGAAAACAGTTGGCTTTAAAGGCACCAAGCAGTTTAAGGGCAAGCCGCATAATATCGGCACCAAGGCAAATAATGCCGCCCGCCTGGGCAAGATTGAAGCGTTGCTGGCTGATTCAGGCAGGCCGTGGGCGTATGCTACGTCAATGGCCTGGCGGATGTATAAAAAACATAAGTTGGAGTTTTGTAGCGGTACTGAGTTGGGCGGGATTATTACCGCCCTGGTTAAAGATGCGACCAAGCGGGAGGTGGTCGATGCAGCTCAATAAACAGCAATGGGAGGATGTTAAGCAGCAGCTATCAAGCTCGTATGGTCGGTGTTATTTATTATGTGATGGCTATGTCGTCTGCGCATCAATACAGCGGAATAAAATGAAGTTGGTCGTTGCTGTTTATGTAAATGGCGACATCAAAGGCAGTGACCACTGGAGCGGATCAGATAGCGATATTGAGCAAATGGGCGATATTGCCAGAAAGTTTTGGAATCTCAAGAGCATGGGCAGGCCGGTTAAGGAGATTGCTAAATGGGAAAAGATCTATGGAAAGCGGGAAGCCAAGAAAATGGGCATCTATCGTAGGCATTGTTACACGATGCCTTACTTCAGTGCGCCTGGCACATTTATAACCCATTTAAAAAAACATAATGAATCGATTGAACTGGTTGATTATGAGGTTTATCAGGCTGCGATAGATGCATTGCCAAAGGAGGAGGTTATAGATGCAGCTGAATAGATGCCCGATCTGTCATAGTCGGATTGGTGTAGAGGCATTGGTGCAGGATGAAGCGGGGCGTGAGCTGTTGGGGTTGCTTATTGCAATGGATACAGAAACCGGCGCAGCCCTGGCGGGTTATTTGCGCCTGTTTCGCTCCAGCTGTCGCGACTTAACCAATGATAAGGCATTAAAACTAAGCCGTGAGGTGCTGGCACTGGGGCCTATTGATGCGGTCGCGGCGGCCATGCGCCAAACCTTAGTAAGTCTGCAAGGCAAGAGTGACAAGCCTTTAACCACCCATAATTACCTGAAGCGGGTTCTTGAAGATAATGGTGGGAGCGATGCCAGCATTCGGATCGAGCGTGTTAGGCGCGACGTAGGTATCGCCCCCACTAAAACCAGCAAGACCGCACAGGCATTGCGATCATTAGAGGATTTTGGCCATGAATAGCAGGCAGGATAAAAGCCGCGACTGGCTAAAGCTAGCGGTGAGTCGCGGTTTGCAAGCACTGGTTGTTTTGCATCTGGATGGTGGACCCAGCTCTGAAACAGTGACTCAGACCGCAGGGATCTGGTACCGGGTTTTAAAGAAATGGCCGATTGGCTGGGATGAGCAGCTGGACAGGCAGCGTTTAACCGATGCTTTTTTAGCGCTGGCTAGTCAGTCACCCCGCTGGCCTAGTCCCAGTCAGTTACGGTCCTTGCTGCCACCCCGGGTTTATCCGCAACCAGCCTTGTCCGCACCAGACTATCCGCCGGAAAAAGCCAAGGCCAATTTAATCCGGATTAAACAAATGATGAAGGAAGCGTTTAAACCATTATGTTGAGTGTACCGATAAGATTACAAATTAACGTCTATACTCAATAACTTTTTACCCACAACTTAGAATGGAAACGACATGTATAACAAAATTATTATAGCGGCGGTGTGTTTGTCGCTGGGTGGCTGTGCGACTAACTGGGAGTATGTAAGGATTGAAAACCAAATACCTGATAAGAGTTGCGTTTATAAAATGCAGGAAGCATGCAGCCAGGCGGCCAATGCCTGTCTGAACTGGCATAAGAAACGTGCGGCAAAATTTGGAGCTAATACGGTCGTTGTTACCCAAAGCGGCAACCAGCAGCAATATGCTACTGGAGCCTTTGGTATTAAGGGTGGCGAGAATACCAGCACCCTGGCTGATTACTACTTTTGCAATGGTGCAAAAAACATTACTCCAAAAACTTCAAATTGATTAATTGATTCCGGGATGCTAATCTATCCGTGCTGACATTGCTCAGCACGGGTTTGACATCTCGGTATCTATCGGCACAGGCCGCTATAAGCGGTTTTTTTGTGCGCATCGCTCCATCCCTTCATTATGTCGGGCTGGGCAGGCAGCCGTAAGGCTGGCCGGTCGATAGTCCGGTATGTCAACCTGTTCAGTCCGGCGCCCAATGTTTGACATCATGACGCCGGGTTATTAACTTACTATCGGAAGTCTATTATGAACGCATTAACAATTACCCTCTGCAATACCGCTATACGCCAGGACCTTGACGGTCGTTTTTGCTTAAACGATCTATATAAAGCCGCTGGTAGCCATCAAAAACACCGCCCAAAATACTGGCTGGAAAGCCAGCAAACTAAGGACTTGATCGCCGTATTATCCGATGGCGGAAAACCGCCCACGCAACAAAATCAACCGGTTAAAGTAATTCAAGGTGGAAACAAGCAGCAAGGTACTTTCGTTGTCAAAGAACTTGTCTATGCCTATGCGATGTGGATCAGCGCAGAATTTTACCTTGCCGTAATTCGCGCTTATGACGCTTTAGTAACCGGTCAATTACAGTCCGACAACTCAAGACACGATTATTTAGCGCTGCAAGATGAAACTATGGAGCTGCGTATTGAAAATATGGCCTTGGAGAAAGAGCTACTTGGGTTGTATCGTGGTCAGGTGCCAGTACGCGAAATCACCGTCAACAAAGTGCCGGTTGAAGCGGTGGTACTAATGGAGCGCTACGGCGTACCGCGTGAGGATATTGCCCGCATCAGTGGTCGTAACCTTAACTGCATCCGTCAGCATATTCATAATGCTAAAAAAGGAGAATTAGTATGAGCGTCATTAACTTCCCCCAGCCATCAGCGCTATTGTCAGATGATGCGCATGGAAAGCTCGTTGAAGAGTTGGATGGACTATCCAAGCTTTTGCTTAGTCGGCTTGAAAGTATTGATGGCTTTACTACAGCAAATGAACCGCTTGAATATACCTGTGGTGATTTTTATGTGCTGGCCAAAATGCTGCTACTGATGCGGATGGAGCTTAACGATAACTTTGAGTTCATAATGCAGCACGTAGCAGGTAAACAATGAGCGCCTCAGCTGCGCTATGGGCCAGTCCAGTCATCAACGCCCTGGATCGAATCGACCATATCACCGTCTGCCTGGAAGCTGTCAGCGACCTGGTCGCGCCTGAAACCGATATGCACCTGGTTGATCGTGACAAGTTTGCCATCCTGATGGCATTTTTACTGACCGAACAGCGCACCGCCAGCAACCAACTGGCTCAGGCGTTAAAGCACGATAGTTAATCGCCGGTTAATACCCACCCAACTAAACCCGCTTCGGCGGGTTTTTTATTGCTGGCAATATAGACAAATCGCTAAACTCCATTAGAATCATGCCTTACCAATTTTAGGAGGTTGCTGCCATGACTATGAAGTTACTCGATTTAACTGCCCCACCTAAGCATTACTGGCCTCGCAGTTTACAGCGTATTGAACAATGGTGTGGGGATGAGGTGGCTATAAAACTCTGGAAATCCTATCCCGGTGTCCATGTGCATATCCCTAAATCAATTACTGCCGAGCACCCTTTAGTTGCAGTTATTGGCTTACAAGCCGCAACAATACTTAGTGATCTTTGTGGTGGTGAGAATCTGCTTATCGCCAAGGCTCATAAGGCGCAGCTTGCATTACGCAACTTCGCTATCCGCCGTGCTCGCAGAGAAGGAAAGAGTTTATCTGAATTGGCTTTGTCGTATGAGTTATGCGAGCGGCAGGTTATGGCAATCTGTAATGCAGATGCACTAGTACCTGTTTCAACCCAAATAGATCTATTTGCCGATCTCAATGAGGATGGCTAATGTTTAAAGAGCTGCTTATCGATATACTGGGTGAAAGCCATAATAGTACGGTAGATGAGCAGCGTTTTATGGAGCTGCTTCCGGAGATGCTGAATAATAGATTAATAAGCCCCTCATCAAATCACATACCTATCGAGCGCTCTATTTCAATTCTTGAATGCCGCTATGGATTAAACGGCCATTATGCGGTAAGTTATGAAAGAGTTGGCAATCTGCATGGTATCAGCGGGCCGCGTGCAAGACAGATTACAGCTCGAACAATTAGTCATTTGCGCCACCCTGATAATCGCTACTTATTTTTCAGCACATAAAACTACTCAATATCATCTTGCAATACTGCTAAGCAAGATTACGAAACCCCTCTTATTCCTCACCTAGGGGCTAGTCAGTAGACTAGCCCCATGATTAAAAAATACACTTTATCTAAAACCGGACTGAACCTGCTCAAGCAGTGCGAAAGCTTTTCTGCGGTGGTTTATCTATGCCCCGCTGGCAAGCCGACTATTGGTTATGGCCATGTCGTTAAAGCCGCCGAAAGCTTTAAACAGCCGATCTCTACAGCCCAGGCAGAAGACCTGCTCCGTGCTGACTGTGAAACCGCCTCGAACTACATCAACGCCACCGCTGATGGGAAAGGCTCGCTAAATGGCGGCTACCGGTTAACACAAAATCAATTTGATGCCCTGGTGCTGCTGGTTTTCAATATCGGCGTAACTGCTTATCGCGAATCAACCCTGCTCAGATGTTTGCAAAACGGCGATAAGACCGGCGCATCTGAGCAGTTCTTGGTCTGGAATAAGATCACCGTTGATGGCAAGAAACAGGTTTGTAAAGGTCTGGAAAATCGCCGAGCCAAAGAGCGGGCCTTATTTGACTAGGCTTATGCATAACTTAATCACCATTTTAGCGCCCTTGTGCGTATTCCTGTTTTTTCTGGATAGGCGGGTTGCAGCTTGCCTATCCAGAAGAAAATCCATTCGGCATTTCTGTTTACGCGGTGCCGGACCTCACCACTCTTTTTTTATGGGACCTTATTCAATGCGAAAAATTAGCTCGTTAGTACCCTGGTTTATTATTTCTTTAGTCGCTCTGGCCGTATCTGGTGTAGAGGCGGCGGTCGATGGCGCTATTGCTGTCGTCTCGTCTGATCCGGCTGTCTTGTTGGTTACGCCGACCGGTGATGGTAAGTTTCATGTGGCAGTGGTCGGTATTGGTCCGGTAACGTTAACCGTGACCGGTGATGCTGATCGTGGCGATGGCGTGCGTAATTTGTCACAAAACTTTGATTTTGAAGTCTATGACGGTGCCACTGAGGCTGACCATTTTGAATTGCAGATTGCCGAGTTTGCACCGGCCAATGCTCCGGCGATTCCCGACCCTGCGGCATCGCTAAACCCTGATCCTACTGCAACCTCCTAAAGGAAAGCGGGATACCTCGGCCCGGGCGCTTTGCCCGGGTCTTTTTTTTACTAGAGGTTACTATGAATACTTTATTGCTGCTATGCCGCGCTCTGCGGGCCGGTGAGTCGCTGACCGATTCAGCTACATGGAAAAATCACCAGTTACGCTTAAACGCGATACTGGCAATTTTGTATCTGCTGGTCAAGTTTTTGCCAATCGATCTGCCCGCTGATGATATTGATGCTATTGCCTCCAGTATGGCGTTATTAGGCGGCACCGTGAACAGTTATTTAACAGTCGCCACCAGCGACAAGGTAGGCTTTTAATGTCGCTAATGTTAATGGGCTTGGCTATTATGTTGGGCCTAATCGTAATAGCCATGGCTTACCGCAGCCAGGCTCAGCAAGCCAAGCATTTTGCCGCCATCCAAAAAACCATAGCGGACGCCGCATTAAGCCAGACTCAGCATCGTGAGGAACTGGATAAAACCCTATCAACTTTAGAACAAAAACAACGCCAGGAGACAATCGATGAAACTAATCCGAAAACTTTGGCTAAACGTGATGGTCTGGATAATTCTTGGTCTGATGCAGATGGGTTGCACGACACCGCAACCGGCACCACAGATCATCCAGACAGCACTGCCGTTACCGACACGGCCAGCGCTGCCCTCGATAAGCGCACAAGAATTGACCTGTTTGGCGGATGATGTCTACGCCCGCCTTGCATCGCGCAATCAAATGCAGCGTCATTATGCCGAGCGATTGGAAGCTATCATCAAGTCCACGCGTCCGCAAGATGGGCGGGCCGCTGATGTCCTTGGCAACCCGAAGGTACCTCATGAGTGATGAAATAGACCGCGCTAATGATGAGACGCAATTTACCACGGATCATGCGGTGCAGACGTATCTTAAAAGCCAGGCATTGCCGCCACAACGCATTATCGCGGATGAAGTGTTGTGCCTTGATTGCGAAAGCATAATTCATCCCGGCCGATTAGCTGCACTGCCAAATTGCGTCCGTTGTATTGGCTGTCAGGAAGCAGAAGAGCTACGAGGCAGGGTGATATGACTATCACCTTGGATATTTACCAGTTGCTGGGCTTGGCAGTCACTATGCTTTCGGCCTTTATAACCGTGATGTTTGCAGCCGGTAAGTTGTTGGTCGGCCAGTTTGAGCAGCGTCTTGATGACCGATTCAGTAGTCAAGATGAAGCGCGCATCGCTGGGCAAAAGCATTGGGATACCAAGTTTTTGGCGCTGGAACAGGCTGCCGCTAACGAAGCTAAAGAATGGCAGCGCATTGAAAGAGAAATTTTAATCATGAAAGCTGACCTGCCTAATCTCTATGTACGTCGGGATGACTATATCCGCAATCAAACAGTCATTGAGGCAAAGCTTGATGGCCTTGCTATGCGCATCGAAAATGCAATTTTAAAAGGAGATAGACATGGCTGATCACGCCAAAATACGCCGCGAGAACATCCGTTGGCAAATTCTGTTAACATTAAACAATGCCCGGCCTATTGGTGCTTTCGAGCGCATTGTGCTGTCTGTTATTCAGGCTGAATACCCGGATTCGACACAGGAAGAAGTCCGTAAAAATCTGGATTATCTACATGAGCGCAATCTGGTCAAAGTAGAGCATAGGCCGGATGGGCGTTGGTTTTGCAGTCTGGCCAGATACGGGGTTGATGTCGTCGAGTATACCGTCGAGATTGAACCAGGTATTGCTCGTCCTGATAAATACTTCGATGCCTAAGCCAGGTGCAATAGATCAGCTATCGCCAGAACAGCGTGCAGTATTTGAGCATGAGCTGATCCGGCGCAACTTTGCCGATTATGATGGCTTTGTCGAATGGCTGAATGAAAGCGGCTTTGAGATTAGTCGTAGCTCTGCTTATCGGCACGGTGCCAAGCTTAAGCGCCGGATTCAGGCGGTCAGGAACAGCACAGAGGCAGCGAGGATGATTGCTGAGGCTGCGCCCGATGATTCGGATCTGCGTTCTGCGGCGGTTATCTCCCTGGTGCAATCAGAGTTGTTTGATGTGATGGTCAGTCTTCAGGATCTGGATGAAGCTGAACCTGCTGAACGGGTCGCACTATTGAAAGAAGCATCCAGGTCGGTGCTGGATATGACACGGGCCTCAACCCTGCAAAAAGAATGGCAGTTAAAAAATACGGCCAGAATACGTCAGGAAGCCAGGGCCGAAGCCGCCGAACAGTTGACGACCGAACTTAAAAACGATGGCATCAGCGCTGAGTTGGAAGCCTCGATCAAACGCATTCTATTGGGTAAATGATGGCTGCTAATCCTGCCCTGGTAAGTTTTGATACTGTTGAGGATCTGCAAACCGGTGATTATTTTCCGGCTGATGAACCGGTTTTGCTGGGTTATCAGGCTCGCTGGATAGAGGATGACTCAGAAGTCAAGATTGGCGAAAAATCCCGCCGGACTGGATTGACCTGGGCAGAGGCAACCGACAATGTCATTACTGCTTCAAAACCTAAAAAACGCGGAGGGCGTAATGTTTTTTATATTGGTTCTCGTCAAGAAATGGCCCTGGAATATATTGCAGCGTGTGCATTATTTGCCAAGGCCTTTAACCAGTTGGCAGGTAGCGTGGATCAGTCCTTATTCAAGGATGAAGACGGTAGTAAAGAGATTCTGGCGTATACGATCCGCTTTCCTAATTCTGGATTCAAGATTACTGCGCTGTCGTCCCGTCCGTCTAACTTGCGTGGGATGCAGGGTGATGTGGTCATTGATGAAGCTGCTTTTCATGATTCTTTGCATGAACTATTAAAAGCCGCAATGGCATTGACCATGTGGGGTGCGCGAGTACGAATCATCAGCACCCATAACGGCGTTGATAATGAGTATAACCAGTATGTCGAAGATGCTCGCGCCGGTCGCAAGCCCTACAGTATCCACCGTATTACCCTGGATGATGCGCTGGCCGATGGCTTATTCAAGCGGATCTGCTTTGTTAACGATCAGGCTTGGAGCCCAGAAGCAGAGTTAGCCTGGCGCAATAAAACCATCGCTAACGCCCCAAGCAAAGAAGCGGCGGATGAAGAATACTTCTGTGTACCAAGCCAATCTGGCGGCGCTGCTTTAAGCCGGGTATTGATCGAAGCGCGAATGGACAAGCGTTACCCTGTTATCAGGCTGACTAAAGGCAACTCATTTAACGAATGGCCAGAGCATTTGCGGCAGGCTGAAATTAAAGACTGGTGTGAGGAGTACTTGCTGCCAGAGCTGAATAAGCTCAACCCAAAGCTGGCGCATGCCTTCGGTGAAGATTTTGGCCGTTTTGGCGATTTAACCGTCATCGATCCGATTGCCATTGAACAGAACCTGGACAGAACCGTACCGTTTTCGGTGGAGTTGCGCAACATCCCATTCAAGCAACAAGAGCAAGTGCTGTTTTATATTGTCGATCGCTTACCGCGCCTGGTCGGCGGCGCGCTTGATGCAGGCGGCAACGGCATGTACCTGGCTGAGCAGGCTAGGCACCGCTACGGTTCCGGTAGGATTCAAGAAATAAAACTGTCGGAAAGCTGGTATCTGGAAAACATGCCCAAGCTGAAAGCGGCGTTTGAAGATGCCAAGCTGACTATTCCTGCCGATGCCGACCAACTCAACGACTTACGGGCCCTACAGGTCATTAACGGTATTATCCGGTTGCCTAAGGCTAAGACCGATACCGGCCCTAATCAGCGTCACGGCGATAGCGCCATCTCTAAGGCATTGGCTTATTTTGCCAGTCTGACCGAGGCACAGATTATTGAATATAACCCCATCCCCAGTAAAGAAGACCGCTACTGGGAAAATGACGATTTGGAAATTGACCGCGCGGGAGCCTGGTAATGAACTTTATGGACTGGTTTAAAAGCAAACCGACCCCGGCTGATGTCAAAATACAGCAGACCAGCTCGCCAATGGCTGAGCGCCTGCACCGAGAGTTTGAAAACCATCCCTCCCGAGGCTTAACCCCGGTAAGACTGGCACAAATCCTGAGAGATGCCGAGCAAGGCAACATGATGGCTCAGGCTGAGCTGTTTATGGATATGGAAGAAAAAGACGCACACATTGCCGCCGAGATGGCAAAACGCAAGATGGCGGTTAAAAAACTCGACTGGTCCTTGGCTCCGCCTCGGGATGCTACCGCCACTGAAAAAAAGAATACCAAACTGCTTGAAAACCTGATTCGCGATGAATTGGACACCGGCATAATCATCATGGACATGCTTGATGCGATTGGCCATGGTTACTCTTGTCTTGAGCTGGGCTGGGCATTAAACCGGGAGGGCAAGTGGGTGCCCAACGAAGTACAGCACCGCCCGCCGACCTGGTTTACCAGTCCTGTCGAAGACCGTAATTCCATCCATCTTCGCGACCTGTCGTCAGTCTATGGCGTACCGCTGCAACCCTTTGGTTGGATAGCGCATACTCATAAATCCCGTTCCGGCTATCTGGCTAGAACCGGTTTGCATCGGGTTTTAGCCTGGCCGTATTTGTATAAAAACTATTCGGTGCGGGATATGGCCGAGTTTTTAGAGATCTACGGCCTGCCGATCCGGGTGGGTAAGTATCCAGTCAGCGCCGGTGATAAGGAAAAGCGGGACTTGTTACGCCAGGTATTAAGCCTTGGCCACAATGCCGCCGGGATTATCCCCGACTCGATGCAGCTGGAATTACAGCAGGCCTCAGCCGGTGGCGGTGCAGATGCGTATAAGATAATGATCGACTGGTGTGAAGGTAGTATTTCAAAAGCTATTTTAGGCGGTACGTTGACCAGCTCCACCGGCGCGAATGGCAATCGTAGCCTGGGCGATATCCATAATGAAGTGCGGTTGGATGTTCGCGACGATGATGCCAAGCAGGTCGACCATACGCTTAGCCTACATTTAGTCTATCCGATGGCAATGCTGAATGGCCTGTTTGCCGATCACCGCTGCCCAACCTGGGTCAGCGACACCCAAGAGCCGGATGACTTGGCTTTGTTGGCTGATGCGCTGCCCAAGTTGGCGGCTGCAGGTGCAAAGATCCCGGTGAGCTACGTCAATTTAAAATTAAAAATCCCGGTACCGGAAGAGGGAGAGGAGATTTTGCAGGTTAGTAAGGCGCCGATTGCCGCCACGCCTATATCCAATTCTAATGCAGCGGCGACGCTTGCGGCTGCAACGGTTAGCACTACTCCTGTTGTCATTGCTGATATTGATCCGACATCGATGTCTGCTGAAACAGATCTGCTGGCCATTGCTGCCGGATCTGCAATTAAAGGCTGGGTGGATGTTATTCAAGGAAAAGTTAATGCCGCTGCGAGCTTGGAAGCATTACGTGATGATCTATTATCCAGCTATGAGGATCTGGACGGTACAGAGCTGACTAAAGTCATGGTGCTGGCCTTTGCAGCCGCTGATTTGTCGGGGCGGTTTGATGTGAGCAGGGGTGGGTAATGGGTAGCATATCGCCTGGTGTTTCAGTTGTCTGGCTAACCTATTTTGCAGCCCTTTTGGTACGCATAATTAAATTTTATTGGATCATTTATAGAGATGATATAAAAGCAATAAAGGCTGGTATTTTATTTAATCCTTATGGATTTTGGTTAGGTATACATTACTCGGCTTTTAATAAGCGATTATGCATTAATTTATTCCCGATGCTGACTATATGGATTGCATTTGAGGGTGGAGCTTCTCCTAGAAAATGCCGCTAAATCTATCCCCTACCCAGGTTGCATTTAACGCCCGAGGCGACGGAAAATTTAGCCTGCCGTTCCAGGAGCAGAATGACTTCTTTCGTCAAAAGCTCAACCTGCCCACCGAGTATTACGACGATATTTTAAGCGCTGGCCATGATCGCGCTTTTATCGTTGCGGGTGCTGCCAAAGCCGATTTGCTTAACGATCTGCGTACCGCTGTCGATAAATCCATCGCTGAAGGTAAGAGCATTCAATCGTTCCGGAAAGAATTTGCCGCTATCGTGCAAAAGCACGGATGGGAAGGCTGGACCGGTTCCGATACCAAAGCAGGCCGGGATTGGCGGACTCGGGTTATTTACAGCACCAACATTCAGGCCAGTTACAACGCCGGGCGCTATGCCCAGTTATCCGATCCGGAGTTAATCAAGAATTACCCGTATTGGAAATATATCCACAATGACACCGTTTCTCACCCACGCCCGCTACATCAGAGCTGGAGCGGCACCGTTCTAAAATATGATGACCCGTGGTGGAAAGCACACTTTACCCCCAACGGTTACGGATGCCGATGCCGGATTGCCAGTGCCGGTAATGACGAATATAAAGGCCATCCCGCTCCGGATGATGGAACTTATGAAAAAGTCGATCGCAATGGCGTTATCCATACGCTGCCCAAGGGCGTTGATTATGGTTTTGATTATGCGCCAGGTAAAAGTAACCTGGAAAAAATTGTCGGCTTTCAACAGCAAAAGGACGAGTCACTGCCCTGGCAGCTGGCCCGATCGAATGTAAAAGACCTGGTTAACAGCCCTATTTTTAACAAATTCTTTTCGGGTAACTTGCCGGGCGAGTTCCCTATTGCAGTATTGCCTGCCGCCGATCAGGCCTTATTGGGTTCGGAAACAGCAACAGTATTGTTATCTCAGCTTTCTTTAACCGAGCACCTAGTTAAGCATCCGGAAGTTGGCTTGACGGATTATTTAAAGATTCAGACGATTCTGGAAACCGGCGAGGTTTACCGGCAAGGCGATGAGCGATTGATTTATTTGATGATTGATGGCATTAATTATCGAGCAGCATTAAAACGCACGGTAGATGGGCAGAAGAATTATTTTTTAACGCTGTTCAAGAATGATAAAGGCAAGCCGCCTAAAGACTCTGAAAAAGTACGCTAGCGGATGCCCGGATAGCTACCCGGATTAGCTCATCAGTGCCAAGGGCAAAGGCTAAGTCAGCCTAATAACCATCCGCTAACAATTTTAGTATAAGCTAACCACTAACAATTACAACTGAGGATCTGCCATGCATAGTACCGAAACCCTAAAAAACCTGCTCAGTTCTGGCGCTGGCCTGCGCATTGACGCTAAAGCCATCAGCCTTAATAGCCTTAACGAATTGGCTGCGATTGCCCATAGCAGCAATACTCAGCTCACCATCTACAATGCCAGTCATATCCTTAAGGATTCTATTGAGCGTTTGGCCGTAGTTGGTGAGCGGAATATAAGCTTTGAGTTTTAAATGATTACAATAACCGTCGATAACCGCGCTATTCTAGCCGCCTTGCAGCAGCTGCAACAGGCATCAGTTAACCTGAGCCCAGCTCTGCGTAAGATTGGCGAGGATTTAGAAGAGTCAACGCAGAAACGCTTTGCAACGACAATCGGCCCGGATGGCGAGCATTGGGCTTTGAACTCGGTACTGTCTACGTTATTGGGAGAGAAAGAAGGTGATCGACCGTTAACGGATAAAGGCACCCTTGGCAATACCATCAACTATCAATTACTGGGTAATGATGGCGTGCAGATCGGCAGTCCGATGGAATATGCAGCCATGATGCAGTTCGGCGGCACTAAGGCTGAGTTTCCGCATTTGTGGGGCGATATTCCTGCCCGGCCATTTTTGGGCGTTTCTGCTGAGAATGAGAGCCACATTGTCGATATTCTGCGGCGGCACCTTGAATCTGCTTTATAAACTATCAAAACCCCACTTTCCCGATTAAATATAGGGCACTTAAAGCCAGTTTTTAAAAAAGCTACGCTGGATACGCTGGTAGTAATTTAATATCTACCCCGCAACATCGATATAGGTTTTGTTTTTTTACCCCGTTAATTACCCGTTAAATGAAGTTCTAGGGGTATATTAGGGCTATAATCTAGCTCGGTTGTTACATATTTCTCAAAACACTACTCCAAACCACTTCCGAACCCCGTCGTATTCTTAAGTCATGCTCAACTGCCTATGATGCAGTCCATGAGCAAAATAAAACCTTCAATCGCCGCCTGCCTGTTAGCGCTATCGCCTGATGACGATGGCGCTATTCAGCTATTTCCTGCTGGAGACTTTGATGCTCCGCGTGGTGCATTGCGTGGTCAAGGTCCATGGCATTTGTCTGCCGAATCTGCCAAACAGTTAATCATCGCCTGTGCACAACGGGCCAACGATATGCTGATTGATTACGAACACCAATTTTTGCACAGTGCTAAAAACGGTTTGCCGGTTCCTGCGGCGGGCTGGATCGATAGCGCTTCGTTGGAATGGCGGGACGATCCATCTGCTGCAACAGGTTTATTTGCCAAGCAGGTCAAATGGGTCGGTGATGCTTCGGCCAATATTGCCGCCGATATTTACCGCTACTTATCCCCTGTTTTTTCATACGATGCCAAGACCGGAACAGTACTGGACATCATCAATGTCGCTTTAACCAATAGCCCGGCTATCGATGGCATGCAAGCCGTGACGATCGCCGCCGCCAGTTTTATGGCCTTAACCTCCACCCCTTTACCGGAGTCCGAAATGGATGAAGAAATTAGAGAGCGTTTGCTCTATGTGCTGAATTTGCCAACCCTGGCAACCGACGCCGATATTATTGCCGAGCTGGATAAAGCCAAGGCGTTATTGGCCAGCAACGTTACCGATACGGCAGCCACCAGCCTGGCGGATTTATGCACTGCCAAAAATGCAGAGATTGCAGCACTATCGGTAAAGGTAAGTACTGAGGTAGATCCTACCCAATATGCACCGATTGCAGTTGTAATTGAGTTGCGTACTCGCCTGGCGGCTTTATCAACGACGGCTAATGTTGACCAGGTCGAAAAACTGATAACTGAAGGCATAGCGAAGGGCAAGCTGATTGGCGAGTCTGAGCAGGCCTGGGCAAGAGCGGTAGGCAAAAAAGATATTGCCGCATTATCGCATTATCTGGACTCAGCTCAGCCGATTGCAGCCTTATCGGGAATGCAGTCCGGTGGAAAGGTGCCGGTTTCTGTTGAAACCGCTGCCTTGTCAGCAACTACAGAAGAACAGGCGGTCGCCGCACAATTGGGCATCAGCCATGAAGATATTGTTAAACAACGGAGCGCGAAATAATGACCGCATTAGCAGCAGAACGAAATACCAAAGAACGCTTTGGTGAAATTGAAGATTATTCAATGAAGGCCGCAACTATCGGTTACGCAGGTGGCATTGCCGTTATTGATGCCGGTTATGCAGCCCCTGGCAGAACAGCCACCGGCCTTATTGCCGTAGGGCGCTTTGAAGAAACCAAAGACAACTCTACCGGAGCTGCCGGTGCGATTGTTGTTCGTATCAAACGCGGCAAGTTCCGTTTTGCTAATTCAGCGGCAGGTGATTTGATTGCGCAGGCCAATGTCGGCGCTGATTGCTATATCGTCGATGACCAGACTGTCGCCTTAACCAGCGCCACCAGCACCCGTTCACGCGCTGGCAAGATTGCCGGAGTTGATGCGTCCGGGGTTTGGGTTCAGATGGGCTTGGGACTGTAAAGTCGCCAACGTCGTCGTTAATTATTTAGGAAAATAACATGCAAATTACATCTTCAGCATTACGCGCGCTCAGCCAGGGCTTTCAAGCGGCGTTTTTAAAAGGTATTGAATCGGTAGATCCGAAATGGCCATTGGTGGCTATGGAAGTCTCTTCCAAGCACAAGATCGAAAATTATGGCTGGATGAAAGATCTACCCGGTATGCGTGAGTGGACCGGCGACCGGGTTATTCACAACCTTGAAGCGATCAATTACCAAATCATCAACAAGCATTTTGAACATACCATCGGCGTAGATCGAGATGATATTGAAGATGATGTACTGGGCATTTACTCTAACCGTTTCGCCATGCAAGGTGAAGTGGCAGCGGCGCATCCGGACACGCTGGTCTGGCAGTCTCTATTGGCGGCATTTGCAACAGTTGGGTTAGATGGCCAATACTTTTTTGATACTGACCATGTTGGCTATGATATTAATGGCATTGAAGTGACCTATGCAAATATGGCAGCCGGTGCGAGCGCACCCTGGTTTCTGATGGATTTGTCCCGTACCTACATGAAACCGCTGGTATTACAGCGTCGTCAGGAAGTGCGTTTTGTACAAAAAACGCAGGAAGATGACGAGTCTGTGTTTAATGCTCGTACTTTTAAGTATGGTGCTGATGCCCGCTATAACGTCGGTTATGGTTTCCATCAGCTGGCTTATGCTGGAAAAGTGGCATTGGATGCAACCAGTTATTCAGCTGCTAGAATTGCCATGGGTGCCCAGCGCAAACCGGATGGTTCCAGCATGAATGTCATGCCAACTCATTTGTTAGTGGGCCCTACTGGTGAAGCAGCTGCTCGTGCAGTACTTAAATTGGAATATGTTAATGGTAGTACTAACCCTTGGTACAACTCAGCTGAGTTGGTTGTTGTTCCGGCTCTGGGTTAAGTCATGATTCGCATCATAGCCAGAAATGACGGTTTTAGACGATGCGGAGTTGCGCATTCGGTCAATCCTACAGATTGGCTGGACGAGCGGTTTAGCGCGGATGAATTGGAGATCCTGCTCAATGAGCCGATGCTGATGGTTGAGGCTGTCGCTGACCTGATTGATGATGAACCAGGCGATAAAGGCTTAGTTGATCCAAAAACCGAGGCTGCGATAGTCATTGATGAACCTGTTGTTGATGCTGATATTGCAGATAAGGCTGAAGAGCCGTCTACAATCGATGACAAAGCTACTAAAACCAGTAAAAAATAAGGAATAGCTATGCCTGCGCCGCTCATTGGATCAGTTCTAACCCCTGATAAAACTCCGCCTACTGCGCCCGGTACGCCTGTCATTACCAATGCGCTATCTAATGAGACGGTTACTGTAACAGTAACGGCCTCTACCGATGCAGTAGGCGTGGCAGGTTATGCGGTGTTTTTAGATGGAAATGTTGCTGAGGCGGGCCGCAGTGCATCAGTTGTTATTAATTTGACTAAGGTTCCAGCTGGATCACATAGCGTGGTGGTTAAGGCGTTTGATAAAGCAGGAAATTATTCACTACCGAGTGCAGCTAGCGGATTTAATATTCCTGTGCTGAATAAGGGTAAATTAATCAGTAATCCATCTATACCCACATTATCAGCATTAACTGCTGCTATTACTGAGGGGTTATATTCTCAAACAATCACGGTTTTAGGCGATAGCACTGGCTACAATACATGGATGTGGGTATATAAACTTGGACAACTATTTGCGGCTACATATCCTACATTGCGCGTTGAGTATGAGTTATTTGATACCACCAACGCAACTCCTGCATTTTGGGATTACGCCGCTCCCGAAGTACTCAATGCTGGTAACACTGGAGCCAGATCAATTAGATTCACCGGAGTACGTGGGCGCAATATAACAGCTGCATTGGTAGGCGCTATTACAGGTGATGCTGATGTATCTGCTCAAGTAGCGATGGATAGTTGGAGTTCAGCAAGACAGTCAATCGTTAGCAGATATGATATAGCAGCTGGGGGATTCAACTTTTATCAAGAATCTGGAACGCTTGGGGTGGAACTATTGGCATCAGGATATGCAAATAAAACGGCAACAGTATTTACTGGTTTTACCAATGGACAAGTGGCATGGGTTAGATTTACTTATGTTGCGGCTTCTGGATTGATTACATTTTATACATCAACAGACGGGGTTGCCTGGGTACAACTGGGCGCAACGGTATCTGCAACGGTTGTAGGTGCATTTGTACAGATTGCTTTAAAAGACTATGAAATTGGGTCAAAAAATGGACCAAGTACGGGTGGCCCAGGCATAGATAATGCATTAACAGGAAATATTTACAATGTGAGGATTAGGCAAGGCATCAATGGTCCTGTTATGAATCCACAGCCTATTGAGTCATGGTATGAGTACTTCGGTGGCGGATCATCCTTAGCTGGAAGCCAAACCTTATATATTAAAAATGGGTCTGTTCCTGGCGCAACACTGAGTTTTTTAAACACTACTTTAACAATTAATAAACAAGTACAAGACTCACAACCCAATATAGTTTTTTTATCTTGCTCACATAATGACCTGAGCGCTATAGATAAAAACTATTTTACAAGCTGGTCTACGTATATAGCAGCAATAAAAGCACGTAGCAGTGAATGTGCAATTTGTATACTTACCCAAAATCCAAATGCGGCGGGGGCTGCATTTATAGAATCACATGGGAAACGTGCTAAGAGATTAATTACATATGCCCAATCTAATAACTTAGCATATATAGATACTTTTACTGAATTTGTAAGATCACCACTAGGCATTGAAGCTTTAACTGGACTGCCTGAAAACATAGATGGACTAGGAGTTCACCCTAATGCAACGGGGAGTAAGCTATGGGCGGATACTATATTTAATTGTTTCCAATGACCTACTGCACTGCCCAAAACCTAATCGACCGCTTTAGTCAATCTGAACTGATCCAGAATACCAATCGCGACAATTCAGCAACGACGATTAACACAACTGTACTCGACCAGGCTATCGCCGATGCGACAGCAGAGATCAATGGTTATTTGACTGCTTATCTGCCTCTGGCGATTATTCCCGCTAACCTGGTGCGGATTTCTTGCGATATAACGCGTTATTATCTGACTGACGATCAAGTCATTCCTCGCGTTGATATGCTGTATAAGTCAGCCATCGATTACTTAAAATTGGTAGCTGCCGGAAAAATCCCATTAGCGCCTGATTTGACTGGTCAGGTCGATATGCCTACCGAAGCGTTGGTAGACTTCTCTTCCAGTCCGTCAGTCTTTAGCCGAAACAACTATTAAACCTGCCGCATAAGGTAATTTTTACCTAACAAACTACTTCCGAACTCGCTCGCATTCCTCGCTAGACTGCATCCGCCTACACTGTAGGCATGCAACCAAATACCCCAAAAATCTTTTCATGAGTACGCTACGCCAGCTAATGGAGACGCGTATTCGCGCCCAAATTCCGGCTTTTAAAGAGGTTGCTGGAGCTGCCGATCTGGGTAGTATTTTAGCCGGTCGAGTATCTGCGCCTGGCTGCTATCTATTCACCGAACGCGATACCGCTGGAGCCAACTCGTTAATCAATGGCGTCAGTCAGCGCGTGGTTGAACTGATGGCCATCGTGACAGTCGTTCGCAATGTTCGTGACGCACGCGGTACCGATGCAGATGACGAAAACAAGCTGCTGCGTAATTTGGTCAGTGCTGCCCTGCTCAACTGGACTCCTGACGCCACTCATGAGCCACTGGAATATGTAGGCGGTCAGGCAATCTCATTTGCCAACGGTTTTTTGTTTTACAAAAGCACCTACTCAACCGCAACGCAGATCCGGGCGGTTTAAGTGGCTGAAGCATCAAAAACTTGCCATCGCTGTAACTCGGTAATGATTTATATCTCTGGAGTCATAAGATCTGTGTATCAGTGTTATGCGTGTGGAGCAAGCGTAGTTGATAAAGCTATTGATTTTTCGAGCGTGACTATTGATCTGGATGAGGCGCCTGAAGTTAACGATGACCACTGGACGTTTTACTAATGGCTAACTGGTCAGATGCGCTTGCCGCGCTAAAGAAATATGAGCATGTTGCGCTGGAAGAGTGGGAGGGTAAGCAAGTGCTTGAGTTTAGCCCTGGCATGCGAGAGCGCGATAAATCGAAATGCTTTATTTTTATACGTACCGTACCTTATTTTGCTGACGTCAACCGCCGGTTTTGGAAGCCAACTCAAGAAGATATGCTTAAAGAAACGTGGATTATCGGCAGTCAGTGCCTTTTCTAACACAAATTAAACTGGAGAGATTTATGGCTGAGCCAACACCTGATGTATCTGTGCATCTTGACCCGCATGCTGGGCAAGCGGGAACTTTTATTTTTGATCCTCTAACGGGTAACCGTATCTCTGCTGATCAATATCAACCACCCGAGCCTAGCCCTGCGCCCAATCCGGCTAAGTCTCCTATTGCCGAGGATAAAATCTAATGGCTCAAGCTACTCGTAAGCGCGTTATTTTAGTAAAACTGGAACCTACCTACGGGACAGACTCTGTACCTGTTGCTGCTGATGCAGTGTTATGCAGTAATTTATCAATCACTCCACTGGAAGGATCATCAGTTGAGCGTGATTTCATCCGTCCGTATTTTGGCGCATCCGGATCGATTAGGGTAGAAAACTTTGCCTCACTGAGTTTTGATACTGAGATTGCTGGATCTGGAACGCCAGGTGTTGAGCCGGAATGGGGTTCATTGCTTAAGTCATCAAACTTTTCAGCTTATCCAACAGCATCAGCGATAACAGGAACAGCAATTGTAGGTGGCACTACAACTACGATTAAGTTGCCGGTGACTATGACATCACCGGCAACCGCTACTTCAGTCGTTGATGATTTCTACACGGGGATGACTGTTAGTATTACAGCGGGCACAGGGAGTGCGCAAGCGGTTAGCTCTGGCGAAATTATCAGTTATATCGGTGCAACCCGTATAGCTACCGTTGCTGTACCATTTACTGTTGCACCTGATGCGACCAGTGTATTCAGCATTGGAGCAAATGTAATCTACAGACCCAACTCTGATTTTGGTATTGCTACAGCGAATACTTCATCATCAATTTATTTTAATGTTGATGGAGTGCGCCACGTCCTGCTTGGTGCGCGCGGTACAGTGAGTTTTGATCTGTCGGCCAAAGCCATCCCTAAGATGAAGTGGAAGTTTACCGGTTTACTTGCGACGGTGATGGTTTCTGACCAGGCATTGCCAACGGCTGATTTTACTGGCTGGCAAACCCCTGTTACCGCTTCCGCCGCTAATACAACTGATCTTAATATACTGGGCTATGTAGGCGCAGTACTTCAAACACTGACATTTGATATCGCTAATACAGTAATCCATCGCCAGCTGATCGGCTCTGAGTCAATTTTAATTACCGATCGCAAGCCTGCTGGCACGGTAGCAATTGAAGCGACCTCGGTTGCCGCCAAAGACTGGTGGGCGCTCGCTAAAGCTGCAGGTACCGGACAATTCTGCGTCAAGCATGGCTCAGTGGCTGGTAATATTTTTGGTATTACAGCGCCTAAGGCTCAAATTAAAGATCCAAAATACTCGGATTCTGAGGGTGTCAATATGTTTGATTTTGGTCTGGAGCTAATCCCCTTTAGCCCGGCCGGGAATGATGAAATTAGGATTTGCAGTAAATAACCATAACTGAGCGAGGTGTTAAATCCTCGCTTTATTAACGACTTTTAAAGGGTAAAAAATGGCATTCGTTATAAAAAAAGATAAAAGCTACCTCTGGCCATGCGTCATTTCTGAGCCGGTTGATGGCGGCGGTTTTAACGACCAAAAGGTTCGGGTTAAATTTAAGATGTTAAGCCAATCTCGGATTGATGAGGTAGTTAAAAACGAAGCGGAAGAAGATGCGGACATTTTATCGGACGTTTTGATCGGTTGGGATGACGAAGCATTTAAGGATGAAACGGGAGCTTCCCTGGCTTTCAATCAAGAGAATAAAGACTTGATTTTATCAGTGCCGTTTGTTCGTGGGGCATTGATCAAAGGCTTCTTTGAGTCTATAGCCGGTAAGGCATTTAAAAGAAAAAACTAATCGAAGCGGCTGAATATTACTGCAATCAGTCGCAAAGTAATAATACCGAACAGCTGGATGATGATGCCGCGCTGTTCGGCTTGATCCTTCCGGATCTGGATGATACTCCGGAACACTTCGAAATATTCAAAGAGCATCTTCCAGTTTTAGAAGCATTTTTTTTACTGGATGGCTGCGCCTGGAACTGCTCGGATATGGGCGTGATGATTGGTCTGGATTATCCAGCCGCCAAGGTGATTTGGGAGTATGCCGGGATCAGGTTATCACCTGATGTTTTTCGTGGGGTAATGACCTTTAGTCGCACTGTAGCTGATGAGTTAAACAAAAAGAGGAAAAAGTGACATGACCGCACCGATTATACTGGGTATAACCATACGAGCCAACGGCAGTGCGCCAGTTACTGGCGAGATTGATCGGGTGCGTCAGAGTGTAACTGGTGCAGGAAATTCAGCGCAAGGCGCTAACCGGCAGTTTGCATCCTATGCAGAAAGCATGAGATCGGCTGAGCAGGCAGCGCTGGCTATTCAAGCACGCATTGCTAGTGCTACAGCTATTTACGATGCCCAGGTGGCCCGATTAACAATGACATCCCAGGCCTACCGCGCATATCAATTACAGATGGATGGCTTGCATCCATCACAAATTAGGCATATACAAAATTTAGAGGCAACAGCCATCAGTGCTGGCGTAGCGCGAACTGCGGTAAATGGATTAAATGCAGCTATGGGCGCTATTGGTGTTGGCATTGGTCTTGCCACTTTAGTGGCGCTGGCAGCCGATATTTTTAAAACCAATATGGCGATGGAGCAATTACGCGTCCAGTTAATCAGTGTTACCGGTAGCGCTGCCGTAGCTGAGCAGGCTTTCAATGATGTTTTAAAAGTCGCCAAAGATACGCCGCAATCAGTCGAGCAAATCAGCAAAGCCTATATTATGCTGAAAAATTTCGGTATACAACCAGCCATGCAAGTCATGGAAGATTTAACCAATATGACTAGCAAGTTGGGTGGCTCTTCTGACACGCTAACCGGGATTACCTTAGCACTTGGGCAGGCCTTCGGAAAAGGGAAGTTGCAAGCGCAAGATGCCAATCAAATGATTGAGCGAGGCGTTCCTGTTTGGGATTTGCTGTCTAAGGTAGCCGGTAAAAATGCGATTGAGCTCAATAAGATGATGGATGCTGGAGAGCTTACACGCCCAGTGATTGAAAAGTTAATTCGCGCAATGGGCGAGGAATCTATTGGAGCCAGCAAAAATGCCATGAATACACTGGCGGGGCAGGTTAATATCCTTGGTGATGCCTGGCACAGATTTGAGGATGTGCTTTTAAACGATAAATCAGAAGGATTAATCAAAAGCATAATTGGCAACATGTCCGGTATGCTTGATGGTCTTGCCAACATGATGGATGTGACTCTTCAGGAAAAAATAAGTCACGCTCAGCGCAAAATAAACATGCTTAATCAGAATGGCTTTCTTGGCTCACTTGTCGATGGTTTAGCGGGTAATAGCGTTGCTGAAGAGCAGGCAAAAATAGACTCTTTGCAGCAACAAATATCTAAGAATAAAACGGCTTTAACACAAGCGGATGAAGTAGCGGCACGAAACAAGAAGGCGCAAGAGGCGGCTAATACTTCCGCTCAGGTAAAAGCGCTTGAAATAGAAAGAATTAAAGAATTTGGAACTCAGCAACAAAAAGAAACTCAGGCGATTACAGAAGCAACTGATAAATATGGCGTGTTAACCGCTGCAATGCGGGAGCAGATTCACGCTAAAATTTACGCAAAACAAATAAGCGCAGCCTCAACTGCGGCTCATAAAGAAGAAGCGGCGGCAAAGAAAGAGGCTACTAAAAACTCTAAAGCTATTGCAGATGAACTATCTAGCCTTGACGCAAAGCATGAAAAATTAATGCTGTCAGAGCGTGATTATTACGCACAATCGGCAGCATTAGCTAACATGACGCCAGCTGTCAAAGCTTTCGCTCTGGCTCAGTGGGATGTTAATCATGCATTGGAAGGCCAAAAGAAAAGCACCGATGCAGCCCAGTCAGAAATGGATAGCCTGATTGATAAATATAATCAGCTGACCATGTCGGCCCAAGAGTATTTTGCTACAAAGCTAAAAGCAGCGGGTATTACAACAGCTGATGCAGCTCCATTGATCGTTCAAAATAATAAGAATGTCGGTATTGAAGATGCTGCAAAGTCGCATGATTCAGCAACCGCAGCACTAATAGCATATAACAGTACCCTAGATACGACCTTATCAAAAACTCAGGACTTAAGCGGTCTTACTTCAGCTGTTTTCGATGGCGCATTAGGCGGAATAAGCGCGATGACCGGTGCGCTAACCGCAATGGTAGACCAGATCAAAAGTAACACAGACCAAATGGTTAAGCTAAATGAGGCCAAGCAAGCCATAGCTGACTTTAAGCCGCAAGGCATTGATGAGGCAGCGTTAAAGTTTAAGTCTGAAAAGAAGAATATTGCTGAAATTGATGCTTTAAATAAGAAAAGCTTAAATGATAATTTAACAGGTATTCGTCAAATTGCCGGTGATTTTGGAAATATGTTTGGAAAAAAGACGGCTGCAGCAAAGGCGTTCCATGCTATTGAGTCCGGAATAGCTGCTGTCCAGATGGTTATGAAAATGCAAGAAATTGCCATGTCACTGACTGCGACTGGTGTTAAGACTGCTGAAGGTGGCGCAACGATGTTTGCCCAGTCCGGCTGGGCCGGTTTTGCAGGTGTAGCAGCAATGATTGCGGTTATGGCCAGCCTTGGATTTGGCTCTAAAGGCAGCAGCACAGCAAGCGCTCCTCCGCCAACATCTCCTGATACTGGCACGGTACTTGGCGATTCAACGGCAAAATCAGATTCTGTCAATAAAACATATACCCTTTTAAAGGATATCCATGCCTCTGAATATATTGAGTTACGTGGGATCAATAACGGGGTCGCTGCTTTGTCGTCTGGCATAACTAATGTTATTACCAGATTATTTCAAGCGGGGGGAATTACTGACCCGTCAATAAAAACTAACCTGGGCATGATAGGTATTGGTGGCGCTATAAATGGGCCGGGATTGGGGGCCCATTGGTTATTAAATGGTTTGTTTGGTGGGGATGTAAAGCAGGAAATTACTGGCGGAGGATTAGCAACCGGCGCTACATCACTAGCGTCAGTTAGGAATAATGGAAACCTTAATTCCAATCAATACACAACTATAAAAAAGACTGTTGATGGTGGTTGGTTCGGGTCCGATAAAGTTAGCTATTACAATCAATACCAAGCCATTGACACCGCAACCCAAAAAGCCTTAAACGGCGTATTTAAAAGCATGGGCGATACTATGTTTGGCCTGGCGAAAAACCTAGGTGGTAATTTAACGCAAAAAGTGAATGAATATATTATTCCTGCCATGACTATTGAGTTACGCGGACTAAACGGAGAAGATGCAGCAAGGAAGTTGAATGGGGTTATTTCAACAGCATTGGATACGATGTCGATGGCGGTATTTGGCTCTATGCTGGCTCAGTATCAACAGCTCGGCGAAGGGATGTTAGAAACAACTGTCAGGATCGTATCGGAAATGGCTGTTGTTAAGGACGCTCTGTCCCTGTCGGGATTGGCGTTAAAAAATAATCTAATCTCAATATCAGATGCCCTTGTTACCGCAGCCGGAGGATTGGCAGCATTTCAAACGGCATTTGGTATTTATTTTGATAAATTCTATAGTGACAATGAAAAGGTGAGTCGATCTTATAACACGCTAAGCGGTGAGCTTCTTGGTGTATTAACAGTATTGCCTGCGACGCGTGCGGAATATAGAAAATTAATTGAGTCGCTCGATCTTTCTAATATCGCAGATCAAGAGCGCTATTCTATGTTGATAAAACTGAGTTCAGCAGCGGACGCGTATTACACAGCGCTTGAAGCTCAAACAAAAGCCTATACTGATGCAGTTGCAACAGCAAAAAATAACCTAGCCTCAGCTTATAAGACCGAAGCCGATGCGCTAAATACCACAATCAGCAAGATGACTGGTTTCATTGATACCCTAAAAAAGTTTCGAGATGGACTAGTTGTTGGGGCTTTGGCTGTGGGTAATTCATCCCAGAAATATGAGGCAGCAAAATCAAAATTTAATGCTACCAGCAGTACAATAAATAGTGGGTATGGCGCTACGGACGCAAGCAAAACAGCGTTTACTAATGCGGTTGGTGCGCTATCAACAGACGCTAATAATTTTCTTGCAGCATCAATGGCGTCCTCAGCAACATCTCTTGATTACGCCCGTGATTTCAATAAAGTATTGGCGGCGACACAAAAGGGTATTAATAAGTCATCAAATATAAAAGATAGCGCAACTTTGCAGCTCGATGCTCTTACTAAGTCAGTTGATACACTAATTATAATCAATGCCTCAGTGTTGTCTGTGCATGATGCAATAGCTGGAGTGATCAAAGCTGTCTCCGAACTCGCAGCAAATGAAAGAGTAAAGCTGGCAATCCAGAAAGCGGCTGATGATGCGGTTAAGGCTGCTGCAGCACAACGTATAAAAGATGATATAGCTGCAGCAAAACAATCAGCATATAGCAATGCATCAGCATGGACGACAAAAGATTTTGCAGCGGCAACATACCTAAGTAACGGCGGCAAGGCTCAATACATCGATTTTTATGCAGCCGGATGGTCGCAGGTTTCTCAACAAGTGCTTGGTAAATTTAACGATAAAGCTACGGTGGTCCAGTGGAATCAAATTACATCATTACTGTCAAAATTGATGCATGATAATGTACTGCAAATGCAGGGTAGGTTCTCGGAAATGCTACACCCAGTGAGTTGGTATGGCACTGAAGCCAAGCGAATCATGGGATCTCATAAAGACGGGTTGGGTTACGTCCCTTTTGACGGCTACGTTGCAGAATTGCACAAAGGCGAGAGAGTCTTAACTGCGGCTGATAATATGGCAATGTCAGCGCCGAGACGAGATATTGCCAGTCAGGAGTTAATAGCAGAAATTAGAGCTCTGCGAAAAGAGGTAGAGCAGTTACGATCAGAATCCAGGGCGGGAAATTCGGCTATTGCAGAAAATACAAAAGCTACATCGAAGCAACTGATTAAATGGGATGTTGACGGGCTTCCGGCGGAGACAGTCGAATGAAAATGATCAAGCCGGTGTCAATATCCGGTGCGGGTAGTTTTACGCGCTCAACAACGGCGACTTACTTTGACTACGCAGGGCAGCTGAAAACATCCGCGATAGATCAATACAGATACTCATACGATCCGTCTAATTTAGCGTTGCCACCTCAATTAATTACAGAGGGAACCGCAGCAAATCAAGCATTTTATAGCGAACAGTTTGATAATTCAGCATGGACAAAAACAGCCTCATTAACAGTATCTCCAAATGACACCATGTCACCGGCTGACTTCGGCGTTATTCCAGCGCAAACTCTGGCGGACAAGATTGCGCTTAACAGCACCGCAAACACAGGCCATGCAATAAATAGATTATGTTCAATAGCCAGCAATGTCGCATCAACATTTTCTATTTATGTTCTTCCTAATCAAGTTTCCTGTTTAAGATTAGTCATTGCAGATGGGGCAAATAGTGCCAACTATGTAAGGGCGGATATTGATGCGGTAAATTTAACGGCTACCGCAACAAATTTTGGAACCGGTTCGTGGACGGCGATAAGCGTAAATAGCTGCGGCAATGGATGGGTTAGGGCAACTATTAGCGGGATACCGAACGCCGCAAGTGTATCAGCTACAAGCAACGTAAGGATTGTAGCTATACCGAGCATAGGCGCATCAGAGGGGTATGCAGGGGCGATAGGAGACTGCTTTTGGGCATGGGGCGCGCAGTATGAATTAGGTTCTGTTGCAACGTCTTATTTTCCAGCAACAAGCGTTGCAGGGGTTCGGGCGACGGATGTATCGACACTTAAAACCTATAGTAATATCACAGAGCCATCAGGAGCGGAGGCGCTTTGGAGTCCAGCAAGTGCGTATAGCGTTGGGACTAGAGTTATACGCACATCAACTCACAAGATTTATGAGTGTGCTATAGCGGTATCGACAGGTACTAATCCAGCGCCAGAGACATTATTAACTGGAACATTACCCACGTGGATTGAGGTGTCGTCCACCAATAAATGGGCCTTGTTTGATGATTTTTGGAGTACTCAAACAACTTCTGCAGTAAGTTCAGATTTTATTTCAATGGCATTTCAGCCGGGAGTTGGAATAAATAGTATTGCCTTCCTGAATTTAACAAACGTTCATTTCATTCAGGTTATTGTCTCCGGTACCGCATATAGTTCTGTCATAAATACGACAGGTAAAACTGATTATGTGTTTACAGACCTTACTTCAAATCCATTGGGAATTATATTTGTTACCCTTTATGGAACAGTGGGAGCAACTAAATGCGGAAAAGTTGTAATCGGAAATGTTGTAAGCCTGGGTGATACTGCCTATGGCTCAAGCGTTGGTATAACTGATTACTCTACAGTGACTACTGATCCATTCGGCGTAACGTCGGTAGTTAAGCGCAAGTACGTTAAGCGTATGACTGCAAAACTCTTGCTAAAAAATACGTTAATTGATGGAATTTATAATGCTCTGGCAGCCTATAGATCAACTCCAGCGGTTTGGATTGGTAGCGATAATGATTATTCATCATTAATAGTGTTTGGGTATTATAAGGACTTTGACATCAATATCGCTTACGCTTCTGAAAGCGATTGCTCATTAATAATAAACGGTCTGTCATGAATCTTCATCTAACCGATACATACAGCTCAAGCAAACAGATTGTGCAGCTATCAAGCGCCGGTAAAACGCTTATATATACAGGGGCATTGGCTAAAATAAAGCACAATAACGCTAGCTATGGACTGATTATTTTTGAGGCGTCCACCGGGAAAAGTTATAACTTGGTTGGTAATAAAAGCTCTGTTTTATTAAACGCGACACTGGGTATTTATGCCCTAAAAGACGTGGGCATTGCATCTATTAATATAGAGCTTACAACATATGTTTTGATATCTCATAAGGCTGCAGAGGAGGTGGTAACAAATCCCAATTTATTTAATGAAGGATCGATACAGCTTAATGGGGTTTCTGCTCTTGAAATAAGTAAGGATACAATTGTAACCTCTGCTCCCGCTGGTACGTCTACAAGCCTGATGATTGGCCACAAGCATAGTATTTTATATGTTGGAACTGGGACGCTGTCATTGCCAGGGCATGTGATTGGGCACTATAGCCTAGGTTCAATTAATGCCCCCGGTAAAACTGTCCCGCTTTTAATCGGCAGTGAGGCGTCCATCGAAAATTATGCGGGCGCAGCAGATATGGCGTGTGCCAGCGTCAATACTTTAAATATAAACTCGGTAGGGCAAGCAATAACTGAGTTCATTGGGTCATTAAATCAGGTCACGTCAAATGCTGGCACAATTACGAAGGGCTCTGGCGTGTCATCGAGGCTCACTGGAAATACTGGGACCATCAATGAATGGAATGGTTTTGAAGTCACGGATGGGTCTGGGGTTTCAGGCGTTACTAGACGCAGAGCATTTTTAAACAATGATGCGGGGGCTCCTATTGTTAGTAAGTCGGCAATTATTGACAGTTCAGTACAAGTACCATCTACTCCAACAAATGGTGGGGTAAGTGTGATATTAAGGGATATATCCACTGTATTATTATTTCCTGCGGCGACAATAGCCAATCACACTTTGACCTTTCCGGCTAACGCCGAAGACGGTCAAAAAATAAGTTTCTATACATCAGCGGCCATAACATCCTTACTTTATACTGCTGGGCCAACAATGCTCGGAGCACCTTCAACGATTGCTGCAAACGGTTTTTTTACGCTTAGGTATTTATCAAGTGTCCCGGCCTGGATAAGGATGGCCTAAATTAATATTTATGGCGTTATTTGAGCTGCAAATTTAACAGCATTGTACTGTCTTTGATTGGTGTTTTTTTTTCTGTTTTTAGGGCGGTTTTGGGGTGTTATTGGGTTATTGCAATAAAAAAACTACGCCAAATATCATGCAAAACTACGCCAAATATCGCGCGTCGTTACACCTTATTGGTGGGAAAATGAATTAAGTGATTCCCCAGGAGCAATACAGCAAGTTCTAATCAGTTTTGCCAGATTTGCCAATCTTGATATTAAAAGCGTTTTAAATGCTCACGAACCCTTACGCTCTCGGCGGCGTAAAGCAGTTTGTAGTTGAAGGAGCGGCAATGGCATCTCCGCAAAGGGTGCGCCGTTGCGTAATGCGCCAGGCTTTTTCTCAAGCAGCGGAATATAGTGTTGCCATTCGTA